CGCGAAAGCCAACAGTCGGTGCTGTCGTACTTACGCTTCCCATTGTCGTTAAAAATAAACTGCTCGAGTAACCATATGCAAATGTCGCATCAAACACCGGACCAAAGCTTGCCACATTAATTAACGTGTCTACTCCACCAGCATTAATAGTTATTCCAACAATCTCACTCTTTAACGCTAACGCGCTATCACCTAGATATATTTTTCCATCAGGCCCAACATAAACAAACTTTAAAGCACTTATTGTTTCGCCAGCTAAATACTGAAGATACCTAGAGCTTGAAGACTGTGACTCAATAGCTGTTTTAATTTGATCAAGCTTTGTCGCATTACATGGATCATTAACTCGTAACGTCCACTTGCCATCACAACCATCGTCATGAAGAGCTTGATTAAACTTGTCCTGACCTGTTTGTATCGCCATTAGCTAACTCACCCATGTCTACTGATTCATAAAACCAAGCGTACCAATATCCATTCACAAATTGAATGTCATGGTAGTTAAACTGCATAACGTGCTTCATGTTGTTTAATAACATAAAACGACGAAGACCCTCAACAGTCTTCGCCTTTATAAAGTTTGGAATTTTATCTAGCCGTGCATCTAAGGCCATTTAGTCCTTAAACGATTAAGCTTCCAGCTTTACCGATAACAACAAAACGTTTACCAGCATCTAGACCTTTGATCCCGTAGATCTGATCAAAGCTATGGCGCATAGCCAAATTAGGAAGATCATTATCGTTAAGATAAGTCACACCCTGTTGAACACCGTATGCCAAAGCGGATTTGTGGAAAGCGATATGTTGATTAGCTGTGATAGCTGTAGACATAAACACTTCAAAACCATAGATCTTACCAACAACCCCGGGACGAATACCTTCAGAAATTTGGTTAGCGTTAATAGCATCAACACGAACGAAATCACTAACTGCCAAAAGCTGAGAGTAGCCAGTGGGATCAACCGCCAAATAACGGCTATCTTGAGGAACTTTTTGTAGATCCAAAAGAAGTTTTGCACTAAGAAGATCAGCACCACCGAGAGATGTTGTGTTAGCGTAAGGAATAACATGATCAGGAGCAGTAAGAGACGCAGCACCATAGAACTCTGAAGCAATGCGAAGATCAGTGTCATAAGCCATATCAAGACCAGCTCGCTCTGCAATCTGAATTTCTTGAGAAACTTTAGACTGAAGATTAGCAATGTTCTCAAGCAACACTTGAATAACACGATGGTTAGTCAAAGGAAGGTTATCCACAGCCCATGTTATAGCCTGAGCGTCAACGGCAACGTTCTCAGCTTTACTGCCAACAACGAAACCAGGAGCGCGAGGGATATCAACAGACTTAGTTCCAGCAGGAGCGACAAATGTCATAACTCTCTGAGGGAAGGCAGCAGCACTTTGCAAGTACTGTTGAACCATGTTAGCCATTATTTCTCTTTGAGATACGTTAGTGATCTCCGTTACACCTGTAATTACATCAGCCATTTAATCCTCCATGACTTAGATTTTATTTAATTTTTATTTCTCATAGCAATATCCATATACTGCTGTTTAAGTTCATCAATAGTATTTGCAGGCTTGGCTTTTAAATCAACCTTCATCATCGGATTGCCATCAGCAACTCTTGACGCGCTCTGCTTAAACAAGTAGGCCTTCTTAGCCTTAATCTCCTCAACCTTTTGCTCAACAATCTTTGTATCCACATTACCCTCAGCATCAACACCGAGCTCTTTAACAGACAAGTTTTTCATAACATCACCAGCATCGTAAGCGCCAAATCGAATAGCAACCTCAGTCACCTTTGATTTTACGTTAGCTTCAATCTTCTCAGCCTGTGATCTCAAAACCTTTTCCTTGATCTCTTTGAGCTCTGATTCTTTTTGCTCTAAGAGTTCCTGGTATTTGCCTTGAGCTAACATCTCTTTTTCTTGGATGTCCTGAAGCTTTTTCTCAACGTCCTGGCGAAGCTGTTTCTCTTTTGCAAGAGTAGACATTGCCTTGTCATACGTTTCATACTTAACTGTTTGTGGTTTGCTTACGCCATCAGCGCTTACAGATTGTTGGCCATCAGCCGATTTGTCGCCATCAGCGACTTGAGATTCACTCATTATATTCCCCCTGAATTATGTTTTGCAATATGTTTTTTAACACCTTGCGTTTTTATTTCAATCTTTTCTTTATTAATTCTTGTCGTAGTCTACTTAAAACTTTATTTTGTATTAAGGCAATTGCCTTTTTACTTAAAGCTAAAATCTCATATTCACTATTTCTATTTAACAAATCCTTATAAACACTTGAATTTGTTTCGCCATCCTTACGAGTACCTTTAAATTCTATAGAGACGCTGCCTTTGTTAAGACCACTTCTTAATACTTTAGCGACCAAAGACTTTAATAACTGTCCAGTGTAAGTAAGCTGAGAGTTTACAACATTAGGCAAAAAGAATTGTGAATCCGTACCGTCCTCACCCTTAGTCGTGCTTTTTCTTTTTCTAATATATCCAGGCGAAAGGCTAGCAGTCTTTGCGTTGTCGTATCCATCTTGGATCATTCTTTTCTGTAACCTTGCCTTATCTTGAATTCTCTTAACTGTGAAGTTTGCAATATCAACATACATCTCATCACTCTTAAGCAGATTCCTTAATGCAGACTGAATTTTGTCTGTCACTCGTTTAGTATTAATTCTCAATAGCATTTAATAACCCCGAGATAAAATCTAAATTACCCTGATCACCCTGACTCACTCCAGTGTCTGCAAGCTCCAGGGCCGCAGCATCAATCACTACTCGATCAAACTCCCGAGCTACATCTTTTAGCTCAGCAGCAGTTAACCCAAAGAAGTCACGCTTAGGTAATATATTACTGCCATTAACATGACCATGAGCCTTGTTTGATTCCAGATTATCTATAAAAAAGATCTCAAGCTTATTGTTATTGCTAGGCAGACTTACATCCATACTATTAAGCATGTCTCCACTAGCTGTAAGGTTAGCCTTAGCTCCCGCTTTCTTACCGTAAACAACTCCCTCATCACTTTCGGCATACTCTTTAGAATACCCTTTCTTTGATGAGCCACTTAAGAAATCACTACTCTCAGCCTTTGCTTTTATTGCATCAATAATAGCCTGACCGATGGCTTGTCTTAAGCCATCGTCTTGAGGGAAAAAAGGAAGGTCAAACATTTCTTTTAAATCAATGCTTAACCTTAAATCATCCTCTGTATTTTTTCTTTTAATGTCAGACGATAAGTTTCCCAATTGATACTACCTCTTGTGGTTGAACTATCTCTTGATCAATCTCTAAAATCATCTCTAAAGCCTTATCATCCTCAACACCATACAACTCTTTTACAGCAGACTTGCGACTCATAAGTCCTATCTCTAGTCTTTTCTGCACACTATCTTCTTTTTCCTGTTGAGTCATAATCTGAGCTGGCTCATGGAAATTAACAGACATCTTAACATCATCAGAGATTACCGCAATCTTGTTCTCATCACTCAACCCATCAGTTGTCTGAATCAAATAGTTGTTCCACTTTTTAATGAGCTTAAAATATTCTCGCTCTACCCTTTGAAACAATACCTTATCCTCAGCTGTCGCCTCTGACCGATCCACCATTGCAAGTAATCTCTCAAAGCCACTAGCAAATTGATCAGAGTTAGAGCTTGTAATAAGCTTTGAATCAGTTCCTCTGCTGGTTAAAAACATTCTTAAAGTATTCTCTGCAAAACTTAAACTGCCCGCAAGATCTGGAGATGGTGATGCAAACTCAAACTTAGGATCTTTATCCCCTGGCTCGTTCTTATCCTTCTTAAGCCACAACACTCTATGCGGACCAACACTAATACTCTTTGGCTCTTCTAAAGAACTAATAACTGGTTGAGAATAACCCTGAAGTTTTACAATCTCTCCCAAGTCACTTAAGATAACTCCAAAGGTCACCGTGAAATCACTGATCGCATTACCACCAGCATTGTAATACCCGAGAGTCTTATCACCACTGACATCAATGAACGGAAGAACACCAATTGGGTTTAAGATATCTTCTTCTAAAGGCTGTCTAGGCATTTGAGTCAAAGGATCTAAGAACTGGCCTAAACCGTTACACATAAAGTTATGGTCTTTAGTCCAAATGATATATTTATTCTTTGCCAGATCAGCATCGTTCTTATCAGCAATTCTCTGGTTGATATTGTCACTGATATTATTAAAGTCCTGCCTGTCAGTCTTTGAAGCTTGAAGGGGAATGATATACATCATTGCCTTATCTGGATCATTCGACATCGGCACCACGTCATACTGATGATTGTAAAGCACTCGAGTCTTTAGTCCCCCCATACCGTTTGGTACAACCTGAATCTGAGCTTGATTACCTAAGCGGAAATATCTATTAGCCGTCTTTAGCTTTTCATTGGAATACATCTGATTATAATAAAGCTCTAATTGTTTTTGCATCTGATCTGTGGCATTAGAAAAATATCTCGTAGGCTCATACTTATAAATACTCGCCTCAGTATTAACAATTCTTGTCGCAAGATTAATACTAGTAATCGCCTGAATATGATCACACGCATCCTTGCCATAAAGCTGATTGATCTTCTGTAAGATATACTTATCTTGATTGCCCGAGTAAACATCAAGCTGTCTATAGGCAAAATACTTTCTTACTCTATTCTCATAGCCTTCAATCTCCGAGAACACGTCTTTTAATTCATTAGCGTTAAATATATCTAACATTGGTTGATCCCTTTATAAATTATGCTTATGTATAATGCTTAAAGATTTTTTTAATCTATTTCTAAAAAGCTTATTTCTATCTGATGTCTTTTGATTTATATTTTGACAAATTTTACATATTCTTAAGTTTGGTTTATTCGAGTATGTCTTTAAATTTTCACCAGATAGCCCATGGCCTTTAATGCATTTTTGACGCTGGTGAAAATACCTTCTTGCATTTTCTTTTTGAGAAACATTTTCTAAGTGCTCTATATTTACACAATATCTGTTTCCGCAAGTATGATCAACAACCTGGCCACTCTTTGGGAACGCTCTATCAAAGGCAATTATTGACCAATGATGAGCCAGTTTTACTCTGCCGTTAAAGAAAAAAGAGGCATACCTCGACCTTCTCTCGGGTCCAAGTCTAAGTTTAGTCTTTTTAAAAACCCAGCACCCATCAGGAATCTTATCTACAACAGATAAAATTCTTTGCCTTAATAATTCTTTTTCTACTTCATTTAAAATCATTGATGAAACCTTTGCATGTTTTCGTGATTTATCACAATTTCTTCCCGACCGTCTTCATATATATACAACCAAAGTGGAGCTAAGCAAACTCCACATCTTGTAAAGTTATCATCCCAGTGGTCAATCATTTCCTGGCAGTCGTTAAAAAACAATCCCTCTTCTAAAGTTCCCTGATCTCTATATAAATAATCAGCAACTATCTCGTCACTCCGAAGCGGGTTAACGCCTGGACTTGGTTCGCCGATGTAGATGCGCTTCTTAAGTAACTGCATACAGAGTACCCAATCGCTGTCCCAATATGCTGAAATCTTTTACTGTCATCCTCAACATACTGTCCACCCTTTTTAAGAGATGTCATCCTAAATGCTTCGTCTGCCGTGGGTGCATCCTTATAAACAAACAAACTTCTTTTATTGTTGGCATTACAGATACGGCCATTTAATAAATTGTGACGATCCCTTACTCTAGGGTTTGTAGTCGGCACGTCTATCTCAAACCTTAAGTTAGAGTTTGCCATAAACTTTTCTATAATTGCATAGTCTGATTGCTTACCTCGAGTATCCCTAGACCTTCCGCTAGCATCTCCGTTTATAATAATCTTATGATTTCTTGAAAGCAATCCACGCTCCATGGCCTCTTCACACGCATCAAGCGTACGCTGCCCATCGACTACCACCTCATTGTATATGTGAGAGGCATCAGGTGTGTGTTGAATGAATGCCACGCTTAAAGGCTTACCATCACCAATGTTAAAGTCGAATGTCATGTAAGTAGGAAGTGAGGGGTTAATCTCATAGCTTTTATCAATGTAATTAAACTCTCTAGAGTAGGCGTAATAAACAACCTCTGTCTCTAGATCGATCCATTTGCCATAAATCATCCGCTCAGCAGTCTTTGAATCGTAGGTATCAAGCAGACCTTGAACATAACCAGGCTCAAGAAATTTATTATCTGTAGTTACTGAGTAGTAAACATGTCGCCTCGGTCCTGATGGCTCAATGAAGTACTTATAAAACTCACTCGACTTTCCACCAGGGTTTGTGGCTGAGATGATAAACGATTCTTTAATGTGCTGTAGGCGACCAACTCGAGCTCTAATCTCATGATAGAAGTCCATGCTGTCATTCTCTGTAAGCTCTTCAATCATCGCTGCTGATAGCTCTAAAGATCTAACCTTAGTAATCTTCTGATCCCCCCAAGAGTATGGGATAATCTCAGAACCATTTTCAAAAATTATCTGGCCTGTGGTTTTATTAAACTCATACTCAACATCTTGACCAATATGCTCTAAGATTTTTTTAAGAATCGTATTTTTTAAATCCTTCATGGACTCTCGCCCTATCAGCACTCGAGCTCCCATGTTAAATAAGCAATGAGTAACGACAATGTGAGCACAGAGAATAGATTTAGCCGAGCCCACTGAGCCTGACAAAAGAATCTCATGAGTGTGACCCTGAGAGTAATCGAAGTTTTTTCTTATGTCCTCAATGACTCTAAACTGATAAGGAACATCATGAGGATTAAACTCTTCAAGAGTAGGGGTGGAGTTCATTACTCCTCATCAACTTCAACACTGTACTTAAGTTTGATTGGTTTCTTTTTTATATCATCTTCTTTGGGAGTGTCTCGCCAACCGAATCTTGCTTTCATATTAAAAGCCCAAGCACCTTGAGCGAATGTATCTGCTTTACCAAGAATGATTCCTGTGAGACCTAACCCTTCCCAAAATAATTGCGATGCAACTTCGCCTCTTTTTATAGCGTCTGAAAACTGTTTATGTTCTTTCGCCCAACGATAAAGAGTATCTTTGCAAATACCTAGTGATCCAGCAACAGCTTCTTTAGAGTATCCTTTAGACATAAGCTCAGTAGCTTGCTCACAGAATTCTTCTCTGTAGTCTGTTGGCCGTCCTACCTTGGACATAAATTCTCATTTCTTTAATGTTATATTATAATTCTCGGCAACATATTTACTAAACCCATCTACAATTATTTCCTCAACGTTTCCATCAATACACTGGTCGAGCGACAAGCGAGAAAAAAGATAGTGAAAACATTCATGTAAATAAGAATAAGTAAACGCATCCCCCGATAAACCAGAGTGAAGTACAATAAGTTTTTTGTCAACATTACAGGCCCCATCATAGTCTTCTTGAGATAGATCAACGTACTTGATGTCAACCTTTTGGCCATGAATAGTAATATTTCTAGGCTTTTTCATAAAATTTCCCCAATCCATCGTCCAGATTTATTTAAAACCATAGGCAATATTTTAGGATGCCCATCAAGAATAATAAGAGAGCCAATAAGTGGGCGCCTAAGATTGTTATTATTATAGGCCATGGCTAAAGATGAATCGTCTACAAGACATCCTGTTTGAGCTGCAAAATAAAGCCCTAGGGAGTTAGCCCAGTACTGCACTCCCATCTTTTCGTGGAAGTGCCCTTGCACAACACTCATTCCCATGGATTGAGAGACCTGGATGACGTTAGAACCACGACCATGGTGGAAATAGCAAGGCATCGCGTTACTTAATTTTATGGTAAGGTCAATATGCCATTTCCAATCTGGACCGACAGCATAAATGTCATTGTATTTTCGAAAGAACTGCTTAGGTAGACCATAGGCTTTTTGTTTTCTGTAAACTAGAGAGCCGTGATTACTCTCAAGGATATCCATTTTGGGGAAAAGTTTGTGGAGTTTGTGGATAAACTCAGAGGCCCGACCAAGTTCATCTCCAGGAGAATAAAGATCTGGATCTGGATCGTGAAAGGACCAGCTATGCCCGTCAATTTCGTCGCCAATGCTAATAATTCTATCAGGTTTATAATGATTTTTAAGAGCAGACAGAAAGGCAAACGTGTCAACGTGATGAAACGGAAAATGTAAATCACCCAGGACTAAGACTGATTTATTCATCAGGATTAGATTAAGGCAATTAAATTTAAATCATAGCTAACCACCAAAACAATGCCTAAAAACTAGTCAAAAGTCGTTAACCTATTTCCTTTTCACATTACACCTAGCACACGATAAAACAAACCCAGCTTCACGCTGATGATATTTCTGCCAGTTAAGTTTAAAAGCATGTCCAACATCTTCTCTAAAAATTGGCTGATGAGTTTCAGGACAGTCATCAAAGGAATAGGGAATAGTGGATGTCTGTCGATTGATAAAAACATTAGCAAGGTCTTTAAAGCTTCTAGGATAATGATCAACGTGATTCGGAGTATCAATAGATGCTAGATCAACCTTACACCAATGACACGATGTTTCACGATTAAACTCTCTAAACGCCCTCACCTGCTCACTTACAGCCTTACGCATGGCCGAGTGGAGCTTGGTCCTATTACTCATCGGAGTACCGCGAATGCAGTGGTTATAACTGAAATCAATTACCGAGCCATCTACACGAACAACATGGAATTCATTATGAGGCCCATACTTATTCCTCTTGATTAAAAAACTAGCAATCCCCACACCTTTCTTC